CTGTGCGGGTTTTGCGGGGGGGGCCGAAGTGGGCGCTCTGGCGCACACCGCGTGTTTGGAGGAGCCGGTGAACGTGTCGATGGCGTTGACGTGGAAGCGCGTGTCTGGGCCGGTGCCGGTTTTCAGAGCGCCTGCGAGCGCCTGACGTTTGCCGTCCGCGCTGAAAGCGACGGCGAACGAGCGGATGCCGTCTGCCGGCGCTTCGGCCGCTGTCGCATCCCAGGTGGTCGGGTCGATAGCCCTCGATGCGCCCGCGTTTGCCGGCCACATTCCGAGGCGCTCGCGCGCGAAGCCCTCATCCGAGAGCGTCTTACGCTCCAACTCGATGAATGCGCGCTTCATCCTGCCTGCGAGCAGCGCGGGATTCGTGGCCTCCCAGGTCTTGACGTCGTCCATGCGCAGCGGCTTGTCCGGGTCAGCTGACCACTCGTGCCAACACATCGCGCCAGGGTGCTCAGACAGCGCCTGATCTCGGATACGCTCGAACACCTGCCCGTTCGCGTTCGGGCCGGGCGGCGTCCCCGTGTACAGCACCTGGGAGTTGCCGAGGTGACCGGCCGAGCCGGTCGAGGTAATCGCTTCGAGCGCATCCTCGGTCAGCTCCTGCGCCTCATCGAGGACGATCAGGTCAGCGGTGAAGCCACGGCCCGATGACTTCGAGCGCGCGATCACGCGAAGCGAGCCGCCATGCCAACCACGAGACGGATCATTCTTGAGGATGATCGCTTCCTGCCCGTTCACATTACGGACCTGTTCAACCATCGCATTTAGCTCAGGGTATCGAGCGGCCTCGTCATCGGCCTTCTTCCCGAAAAACTCCTTGAACCTGCGGTAATGCGCCTGCGCCGACTTGACCTCGTGCGCCGAATGAATCACCGTCTCGCCAAGCAGGACCATTCCGAAAAGCTCACGCATCTCGAGCAAGGCGTTCTTCCCGTTTTGACGTGGGACGGACAGGCCAGCGACGGGATGCTTCCACTCGTCTTTCGCCGAGGCAGCGAGCCAGTCGTCAAGGACAAGCTGCTGCCACGCATCAGGCATCAGCCCGAACGTCGACGCGAACTCGCCTGCCAGCTCGCCGAATGACTTGGCGCGACGCTCAACGGCGACCCGCAGCCGGGGAGCCTGCTCGATGCTTCGCCAATCGCTGCTGGAAATCGACAACCTGGCCCCCCTCTCCCTTCACCGATTCGGGGACAGCAGCCCCCGAAGTACCTGAAATCTCAGAAATCAGCGCACGAGCCTCACGAATCAGGGGCGCGCGTTTATCGAACTCGGCGTACTCGAGAGACGCGAGGGTCAGATCGAGCAGCTTCTTGCGTGCCTCCAGCTCATCGAACGCATCCGCCTTCTTCGCGTCAGCCTTCTTCTTCGCCACCCCAACCACCCCCTAAACCGCCAAAAACCAACGAATAACGCCTACCGCGAGCGCCAGCGGCCCACCAGATGCCCCCTGCGGCCGCGTGCGAAACAAACGCAGTCGGTCAGCGTTTTTTCAGCTCAACCCGCCTGAAAGCGGGGGGGTATGGCGCTATACCGCTGTGGGCACGAACGGTGGGGGAGGGAGGGGGAGGTACCCCCATTTTCGTTGACATCACGCCACAAACAGGACGTTTTCACCAATCAACGTCAATCGAAGCAGGCCTAACGACCCGTTTCGGCACGTTCACGCGGTCGCCGCGCGACTGATTACAGCGACGACACAGCACTCGACCGTTCTCGAGGACGTTTTTGCCACCCCAACGATGAGGAAGGATGTGATCAGGCTCGGCCGACGACGGCGTCCGCGTATTCACATAATCAAGCAGGACATGACACGACGGGCAGTGCGTGACGCCAGCCGCGCGGCCAGCCGCGAGCACTCGCTTGCGCCAATGCTTGTACTGACTCGTCCCGGTACGGGATGACACCACGCGCGCCACCCCCTCGCCACAAAATCGAATGGCCCCCACTTACGCGGAAGGCCACACTAGAAATATACACCGTCGCACGATCTTCGCAAGACCTGCCCCCTGGGTGTTTCACACCACCCCCCCGGGGGTGGTTTCAGACCTCCCCCGGGCGCAGAACACCCCCCGGGGTGTTTGCAAGCACCCCCGGGGGTGGATTCGAGGCCCCCCTCCGGGTACGAACCACCCCCGGGTGCACGTGAGGTACTGCCCGGGGGCGGCTCGCCGTCAGGACGCGAGGGCCACGATGTCCGCGACCCTGTAGGTGCGGTGCCCGACCTCCGGAGAGACCGGCCGCAGCTTCCGCCGCTGACACCACGACCGTACCGTCGCGTCCTTGATCTGCTTGCCAACGATCAGCTCAGCGACCCTGGTCGCACGCGGACGCGGCAACTCAAGTCGCTTCGCCTCGGCCATCATGAGTACGACGGCCGTCCGACAGTCAACCTGCTGCCAGCACTCACGGCACTTCACCTCGTCGGCCCCCTCCCGCGCGAGCAAGTCAGCTCCGCACCTCGGGCACTTGCCGACGAACATCAGGCGCGCGTGCGCCGGGGCAGCGAGACGCTCAAGCCGCTTGATCGAATACAGCACCTCATCGGCACACTGCGCTGCCAACGGCCAACGCCGAACACGGTCCTCGTGCGCGGCGAACAGCTGCGCAACCATCCGCCAATCCCGCGCGGGCACACTGTATTTCGGCCCCATGACGAGACGGATCAGCTCATCACCCCACGTCTGCAGCGCGGACGCCATCTCGTCAACCTCAAGCATGAGCGCCAGACGCAGCGGCGGCGACGACACCGAGTGCCCCTTCGATCCGCCACCCTCCGGCACCGACTTGCGCGACGCGATGTAAGCAAGATCCGCCATGAGGCCAGGCAGGGACTGAGTCGCAACCCTCAGACGCGCCGCACCACCACGAGACAGATACTCCCCCGGCAGCAGAGGCTCACCCGTCACCGGACACACCTCACCAGTCATCGTCCTATTCATCGTCGACCACGTCCTCGATGTCGCCCCGGTACTGGTCACGGCAGACCTCGATAAGTCCGCGCCGCGCCAGCATCGACCCTCGACCGTCCGTCATCCACGCTGTCACGTCCGGACGCGACGGATCAATCGTCTCGATCATCAGCTCCCATGCACCGATCAGCCTTCCCGGCCCGTGCCGCTGCGCAACCAGAGCACCTATCGCGTCCTCAAGCCTGTCCAGCACCTGTGCGTGCTCGTCTGTCATCTCCTGCTCCTTCTCCTTCGCTTTCTCTTCTTCGAGCCTGTAGCAGGTAAGGCGGTTGCCTGCCCGACCTGTTCCCTGCCCGTTTCCTGTTCCCTACTGCCTACCCGGACTCCCGACCCGTACCCGTACCCGGGGATACATGAATCCAGAGGCCGCGACGAATCGAGTCCGACGCCAGTCGGGGTGAATCCGCGCTCCCGCTTGTAGCCGGTGTTCGGGGTGGTGTCGATGCGAGCAGCGCCGGGGTCACCGAGGCTGGACTCGACAGTGAGCTGATCAGGCTCACCGGAATCCGTGCCGGTCGGGATACCCACGGTCGCGCCGCCAGGCGCGCTCACAGTCGCTGAGGCGTCCGCGCAGCCCGAGGTCGCACCCGTCGTAGGTGCGCCCGAGGCTGGGTCGCCGTCAGCCGCGTGCACGCTCGCACGCTCACCATCCTTTCCGCCAGCTTCCGCGCCGCGCAGCACGCCCGCACGTTCGAGCATGCCGCGCGTGAACGTCCCGTACCGGGGCCGCTCGGGCGCGGGCAGCAGCTCGTGAGACTGATCCCAAGAGCCTGTAGGGTCGTCCGCTCGGGACGAATTACACCGCGTACACGCCACGACGAGCGTGTCTACAGTGCCAGCCTCCCCGGGCTTCAAGTGATCAAGCGTGCCCTTGCGTGCCGACGTCTTGCCAGGCCAATACACCTCGACACCGCACCAGCGGCACTGGTCGCCGTCACGGGCGATCACCGCCTGCCGCAGCGCCTGGTCCGAGTTGTCGCGCTGACGCTGTCGGCTCCACTCGACGTCGGCGCGCGAGCGAATGTGCACAAAGTCAGGATCTTCGACCAGCTTCGGCTTCCGCCCCTTCGGGGTCTCCGCCCACTCGATGAGACCCGTGTCGAGCGCAATCTGCAGGACGTCCGGATTCCCGCCCGCGTACGTGTACACGACGCCCATCTCGATGATGCTGTCGGTCAGGTGCGCCGCCGAATAAGCGGCGCAGCGCATAACGAATCCGAACAGCTCGTTGACCGTGCGGGCGTCCGCCTTCGGATGTGCCGCCGCTTCCATCAGCCGCGGATACATATCCGCATCGTCACCCATCTTGACCCATGCCATCAGTCAGCCTCCCTCATCGCCTGCTCGTCCCATCCGTCCTCGGGAAAGAGCTCCCGAGGACGCAGCTCCGGATAATTACGCATCATCCAATCCCGCTCCGTCTTGCGCTGATACGCCGCTTCAAAACGCAGGAAACACGGCCGACACCGCGCGTGCCCCGCCTCAAGGACCACGCCACAATCCGGGCAATGCCTCTCAATCATCACTGCGCCGCCCGCTCAGCAAGCAGCTCACGCGCAAAACGCTCCTGCCCCTTCGGAAGCACCCACGTCTGCACGCGCACACCGCCACCGGGCACCTGCACCTCCGAGGCTTCGAGCAGCCCCTGCGTGATCGCACGCGCGGTCGGCACCATCTGCCCACCGCGCCGGTACACGTACCCAGCCTTACGGAGCCACCGGCAAAACTTATTCGGCCCCATCCCCCCGATACGCGCCGACAGTACGGTGCCGAAAACGCTCGGCAGCATCGCCTCACCCGAGGCCGCAACCGCGCGACCCAGCTGCGCGGGGGGGGGGCGCGGCCCCCCCCCCCCCCCCCCCCCCCCCCCCCCCCCCCCCC